ATCTTCCTCATACCATTCTTTAGTATCTAAATACATTTGAATAGTCTCTTCAGCATATTCTAATAATCTATCTGCGCCATTGTCTGGAGAAAGGTGTAGCCATCCGCCACTATTTCCGCCCCAACCAACATGACCAACCCAATCATAAGATTGCTCAATATCTTCTTGAAACATTTCAGCTTGATCTTGCAGCCATCTATACCAAATATCAGAAAGTCTTTCCTCATCAAGTTCAATACCAACCTTTGCCTGAACTTCATCTTCGTCTGGATAACTGTAAACTTTTACATTTAGAGCAAAGTAGTCTCCATTGTAGTGGCTACGCCCTCTATTTAGATTCCAACTATCTGAAAATAGTGAGTCGACCTTAGCTTCATAAATTTCAAGCTTTTCAAGTAATTCCTTTTCTAACCAAAAATCTCCAAGTTTATCTGCATAAAAGGCTACTAAAGAATTATTATTTGTCTTTAGGTATTCTCTGTTAAAATTTTCAAATAGTTTGATGTGTTTCATATTATTCTACTCTACCATCATTTCCGTCCATTGCATCATGCACTGAATTTAGGTTTTCTAATGAAACAGTTAACTGAGAATACATCCAAGATTCTAGGTGCTCTCCATTTTCCATTCTATCCTTAATCATATTTGCATAATCTGCGATTCTTTCAAGTTGGCCTAATGTCATTTCGTTCAATTCAGCTAAGGTATCTCTACCTTCTGCTTTATGTGTAAATTCTTCAAAAAGCAAAATAGCAGATTCTGTAATTTGCTGATACGATAAATTTTGAGTCTTTTCTTTTACTGAAGTGGTTTTAGTATAAGTGGGAGCTGGCTGAGATACTTTAATTGCAAGTTCAGTCACTTTATCTCGGATTGAACAAATTTTTGCATAGTCCTGTTTTGTTAATTGAATCGTTGATTCATTGATTAAATTTAGATAATTTAAAAATAAGTCAATTTGCGACATTTTAAAGTGATATTTTTGCTGCAATAATTATCCCAAGCACCAATTTGCAATAAATCATTTGGAAATCGTAGTACGTCATAATAATGTCATACTGCTTTTTATCCATTTTTATTACATTTGCACCAGAAGATAATTTATTAATGTTATTTATCAATTGGACAGTCTCCTTGAGCTGAGTTACGCCTATTAATCTCATTAGAATATCATTAAATGTGCTATAATTTAGAGTAGCTCGATCATCTGCTATCTTTTTAAGCCAATGTTCAACCACCAATACGGCATCTCGCTTTTTAATAATATCATTAGTTGGCAGAGAATCATTAATTATATGTACAACATCGTCAAGTTCGGTAATTGACTCTGCTCTGGTGCTCAACCAATCCAATTCTCTATCAAAAACTGAAATTGCAGTCTTTTGTTTTTCTCTAGTATAGACAAAGTTAATAATAAATGGATTCACAAGTGGACTTGCTGCCATTGCAAGCTCCCCATCTTCAATCTGAGGCTTTTTTACCTCCTCGGCTTCGATTTGAAAGTCCTGAAATGGAAAATTTCGCAAAAATGGATAATTTGCGTAAACTTTAGATAATGTTCTGTCTTGAGATACCACTGCCATGCTAATTTTAATTATTTATTAGTATTATACTGATAGGTTAAACTATGAACACTAACCAAGTAAAACACTTAAGTATGCAGACGAAAGAACAACTAGACAAAGAGATCAAACGACTTAATCTTGAGCAAAATGCTCTAAAAATCTTGATTAACTCATTCTATGGCGCCTTTGGTAACAAATATTTCTATTTTCACGATACAGATATTGCACAATCAATCACCTTACAGGGCCAAGACCTTATTAAATTTTCAATTAAAGCAGTTAATCACTACTTTACAGAAAAATGGCATCTAGACACTGAATTACATGAAAAGCTTGGTATTTCCAATCTAAAGATTAATCAAGTTACAGAAGAAGCTGCGATTTATACTGACACAGATTCATGTTATGTTAGTTTCCATCCAGCAATTAACTCAATCGAAGGTTTTTCGTTAAATGATACAGAAGCCCTTAAGTTTTGCTTAGCAATCAATCGCGAAAGGCTAAGCGGCTATTTCAAATCAGCTTTTCAAAAATATGCAACTGCATTTAATACTGATAATCGTCAAGAATTTGAAATGGAAAATCTTTCGCGAGCTGCAATTTGGTGTGCTAAAAAGAAATATGTTCTTAAGGTAAGCTATGAAGATAATCCTGCTGAAGAATTATCAGACAAAGAAAGTCAAGTAGTTAAAGGTCTTGAAAAAGTTCAATCTTCTTATCCAATTTGGGCAAGAGCTCACCTTGAAAAATTATATGACTTCTTTTTAGATCGTGGATATGATTTAGATCTTGAAGCTGAATTAATTCCTAAATTACAAGCATTACGTGCTGAAATGGAAACGCTAACACCTGATGATATTTGTTTCTCATTCTCTGTTCGTACTTATGATAAGTATGTTAAGTGTGAGCATCCTTTAAAACTAGATAAAGGAGTTCCAATCTATACTAGAGCTGCTTCCTATCATAATTTCATGTTAAAAGAAACTGGTAATAAAAAATACAATCGTGTAATAAGCGGTAAAGTTAAATTCTACTATGCTGCACCAAACCCATACGACTTTGATATTTTTGCATTTTCTCCTGGAGTTTATCCAACTGAATTTGCCATACCTATGGATAAAGATCAACAGTTTTTCCGTTTGATATGTGAACCGTTAAATAAACTACTTCTTGCAATGGGATTACCTCAAATCAATCCTCAATTACGTCGTGCAATTGAAGTGGTTAAACATAAACCCAAAAAGGGTCAAGATATTCAGTCGTTTCCAATTCATATTGTGGATTCAGAAACATTTGAAAATACCTTGGTTCCAGAAGCTCTTCAAGAGTTTATTGCAAACCCAGATTCAGCAATTCCACCTCAATTGATGCCACAATACTTAAGTATCGTATCTAAATATGGTTTAAATACTGTAGTGGTCCCAGATGCTGAGCTTGCAAAATATATTGATAAAATCAAGAAAAAGAAAGCTTCTAAAGTCGTTGTAGTCGAAGAAGATGAGATGGAAGAAGTAGAAGATTAATTAAATGGAGATAAACGAAGTTTCAAAGTTTGTAAAAAGTGTCATGAGCGCCAGATTTCCTGGCATTCATGATAAGCAAACTATTGAAGAAAGCGATGGCAAGTTAAATTTTGCTTGCCCATTTTGTGGAGACTCTAAAGTTAAAGCTTCCAAAAAAAGAGGTCACCTCTATATGGAAACTAAAACTTATAAGTGTTTCAATGATGGATGCATGGCATGGATGAGCCTTGCTGAGTTCGTTGCTAGTTTAAGTAATCAATATGGAATTATCTCTTCGCTTTTCTTAGAAGAGACTGATCTTGAAGTAAATTACAAAAAAACTACTGAAAATCACCTTGTTAGATTCTTAACTTCTAACCGAAAGGGCATGATTTCAATTAGTGATGTAATTAATAGGTTCTCGCTAAAGCGACTTGACCAAATTTCAGAAAATTCTGCTGCATTTAAGTTTGCTCAATCCAGAGGCTTAACTAAAGTTCAAAACTTCGGTGATATTATGTATGCAGATGCAATGGATAATAAAGTTTATATTTTTAATTTTGATCATCGATCTGGTAAAATCCTAGGTCTTGCTACAAGAAGTTTAGATCCATTTACTGATCGAAAATATTTAATTAAATCATATAATGAAGTATCTAAGATCTTTACCAATGGAGATACTCCAGAAATTATTGATGATGCAAATTATCTTAATAACTACTTTAATATTTTAAATATCGATTTTACTCAACCGCTTATGGTAGCTGAGGGTCAAATCGATTCAATGTTCTTAAAGAACGGCTTAGCTACGTCAGGCGTTTCCAAAGCCAAGTCTATCCTAAAGGCCATGGGTGCTGTTGATATTAAGATCATATTTGACCGTGATAAAGCTGGTAAAGATTCAATGCTGGCTTTTATTAAAGATGGATATTCAGTATTTTTATGGAATAGTTTAATTGATGAATTAAAGAAAAAGTTCCCAACTCAAATTATTAAACTGTCAAAAATTAAAGACATTAATGACCTCTTTCTTTTCTTAAATAAGCAAGATCCTTCTATTACAATTTCTCAATTTCAAGACCTAATCGGTAAGCACTTTAGTAATTCTGTATATGATATCGTCTATCTATAAATATTAATATGAAAGACCCTAATCAAAAAAAGAATATTAAAACGTTTCTTAAACCTAGAATTGGTGGATCTGTTAAACAAGGATATTTTAGACCACAGTCTCCTGAAAAATATATGGGGGATCCTACTCAAATCATCTATCGATCAAGTTGGGAATATAAGTTCTTAAAATGGTTAGACTCTAGTCCAGCCGTTCTTAAATATTCATCTGAGCCATTTGGTATTCCATACTATAATCCAATGGACAAACGCGGCCACATCTATTACATAGATTTCTTTGTTAAACTTACTGGACCAAATGGTACGGAAGAAAATTGGCTAATTGAAATTAAACCAAACAAATACGTTTCTCCTCCGGCTAAACCAAAGCGGATGACTGACAAACAAACTGCAAATTATGTCTATGCTGCAAAGCAGTTTGTTATGAATCAAGCTAAATTTGAGGCAGCCAGAGACTATGCTGCTCAAAAAGGAATTAAGTTTGGAATTATTACCGAAAACTTCTTATTTAAAAGTTTGTAGAATATAAAGATGATCAAGACAACATTTAGTGCCCAAATAGACGATTTTAGAAGTAAAGGTGAAAGGCTAGAAGATCCATTTTTTAGCGAACTCTCTCCTCTACCTGAATCTATCTTTATTCCAGCACACATTTATACATTTTTTGCATTACCTGTGGACGATCAGCAAATTCCAACTGCAGATCAATATCTAGATGCAAAGGAAATGGTCAAATATGCGATTAAACGTCCATATTACGATCAACGCCCAATTGGGATCTGTTTAGCCAATGATGCTGAATCTGTTACCATATTAAATCTTAAAGTAATGCCCATAGGGGCTACCCAGGTTATCCTAAACATACTCTGGCAGACTCTTAATAGTATTATAAGTAAATCATATAATGATAAAGGCGAATTCATTGGTGATACCAGAAAGTTATATCAACTTCCGGAATATACGCCACTTATGGGATTTAATTCAAATCCATTTGCAATGGTGGATCTCTTTCAAAATGCGAGCGGCGGTAAATTTAACGTCCGTTATGCAGTAAATAAATATCAAAAAGCAAATATTACTAACCCAACGCTTATTCCGTTCCATTTGGTGCCTAGAATTGCTCAAACTAATATCTTTGATGGCATACAAACCAGATCGCTAAGCATGGAATCTGTAATATCACAATTTAACGCATAATTATGGCAGGATTTCTAGACAATATCGGCTTAGGAGGACTTAAATCACGACTATCAGATTTAAGCCGAGTTGGTATGAAGTACGAAGATCTTTTAATTAAGAACTCACAATCGATAGGATTTATTGAAAGTCAACTAATGCAAGCCAGAGGAAGCGTAGTTGGTGGTCAGCAAGACTCACTAGCTAGAGCAACTATGGCAATTTCAGATACTACATCTGCTCTTAGAACTAAAGCTATTGCATTCTTTCAATTAGATTATGCAACTAAAAGAGAACGTTTACGCGATCTTGCATCAAATGGTGAAATTGAATTTGTAATTGAATCTATTACAGATGACGTTATTGTATTTGATGAAGATAATAGATTTGCATATCCAAACGATTTAGTTGGAGAAATGCTCTATAAAGGTAAAAACAAAGAGCAACGTCTTAAATATCAAGAAAAAGTTATTGATAAGTATAATGAAAACTTTGAAAAGGTTTATAATGCTTGGGGATTCAATGAAGGAATTTCTGCATGGCAATACTTTTATCAATGGTTAATTGAAGGTCATTTGGCCTTTGAAATTCTTTATGATGACCTAAACAATCCAAGAGAAATTATTGGATTTAAAGAAATTGATCCATCTACTCTATATCCACAAATTAAAAAGGATGCAGCTGGAAAAATATTTTTAGAATGGGCTCAGAAAGTTGCTGGCGAATCTAAAGTAAGAACCCTTACTGATTCTCAAATTATCTACCTATCTTATTCAAATCACTTTAGAACAAAGCGTATTTCATTTGTTGAAAGAATGGTTAGATCATTTAACTTAATGCGTGTTATTGAACACTCTAAAGTTATTTGGCATACAATGAATGCTCCTATTCGTTTAACTACTAAAGTTCCTATTGGAAGTAAGTCTTTAAACAAAGCAAAAGAGGATGTTCGTGAATTTGCAAATCAATTAAAAGAAGATATTTTCTTTGATACAAATTCTGGAGAAATCCAAGTAGACGGTAGACCAAATCTATTATTCTATAAGAATTACATTCTTCCAGTTAATGATCAAAACCAGGCAATTGAGATTGCTCCATTGGAGTATGCAGGTCCTAATATGTCTGGCTCTGAATTACTTAACTATTTTAAGGAAAAATTAAAAATGGACTCTAAAATTCCATATTCAAGATGGGATTCAGCAAATGGTTCAGGTCAATATACAATGAATGCTGAAGGTATTCGTCGTGAAGAGATTCGTTATAATAAGTTTATAACACGTCTTCGTTCAGCATTTAAGGAACTATTAACTAAGCCACTATATCTTCAAATGTGTCTTGATTTTAAAGACTTAAAGGATGATTATCGCTTTAAAAATGCAGTAGGTATTAACTGGCATGATGATAACGTATTTGAAGAAATTAAACAACAGGATTTACTTAATAAACGTCTTGCTACACTTAATGCTCTTAAAGGAGTTGTTGATGATGAAGGTAAGCCTTATTTCTCTACTGAATACTTGGTTAAAGAGTATTTACGTATGAGTGATGAAGATCTTCAAAAGAATAAAGACTATATGAATCAAACTCCAACTGGAGAAGGTGAAGCTGGCGAAGCTGCAGCAGCTGGTGCTGCTCCTGAAGCTGGTGCTGCTCCTGAAGGTGGAGCTGCCGCTGAACCTGCTGCTGGTAAAGAAACTGCAACTGAATTGGGAGCGCCTGGAGCACTATAATTTTAAATCAAACTTCATAAAAAAAGCCGCAAATTGCGGCTTTTCTTTTTTATTTAGTATTGTTAATCGTATGCAATAACAAATCGAATATCTTTATCTACCGTTAGCATAATATGTACAGCATCTCTATATTGATTAGTTCCATCTGGTACAAGATGCGCAGAAACATCCCAATTTCTATTTTTAAGAAGAGTACAATATTCTCTTAATTGGTATCTAATTGAATTTTCTATTCCAATTTTATCAAAGTTACTTGAAAAATCAAATAGTAAGTTATCTTCATTGATTCCATAATCAGATTCACCAAGAACAGATCTGTTTGCTGTCATTAGCGTCATTTTGATTTGTGCTAATAAAAGTTGTAATTCAGTTTGCTGAATAATCGAATCTTCTTCATATCCAGGCTCGTCTGGGTGTTTTATGTAAATATCGGTAATCATATTAGAATCTCATTGTATACATCCAACCTGCTGAGTTTTCTCCTTTAATTGCTTCCATAACAGATGCCATTTCAGCGTCAGCCTTTGTTACAAGGTTTGTGTAATTTATTTTAACATCTCCAGGTAGTACATAATCAAATGTTGTAATCATTTCACCAAGCCTTTGCTTAGATTTTGCTCTACAATATCTTTGAAACATTTCATCTTCGTAAAGATTAGATGCATCAATTTTCTTAGCAACTTCTAACACAGCGCCTCTTTTAGGAGTTCGTCCAAGGACAGTTATTTGTTTAGTGTTTTTGTTATAATCGTATGCAATTGTGTCTAACAGAAAGGCTCTAGTTAAATCCAAAAAGGAAAACATAATTGTTCTATACATTAAGGATTCACCAACAAATGGTGTTAAATACATTTCTGCACCAACGAATTTATTTTCGCCAAAGTCTCTATCAACAGTTGAGAAAACAGATGCTCCAGTTGGTTCAACTGCTTTATGTACAAACTGTACACATTCTGGTAAAGTTATAGTACGACTTGCTTTAAATTGACTTGCTTGAAATACTTCAATTGGAATTTGCAAATACGCTTTATCTAGAGCATACTGCCAATTATCATAGAAAAATGCTTCGGCATTTTTTATAACCCTTTCTACCTCTTTAGTTGGAAGTTGATATGGAAGGGATCCCGAAAACGTTACTTCATCAATAATGTCTGATATTAATTCTTGTCTAGTCACGCGATTTGCGTTATTTTAATTAGGCAACTGGTGCCTGAGCCGCTGTAAGTTTAGCTGCTTCTGCTTTCTTTTTGTCCTCTTCAGTTTTAACTTTATTAGCCTCAGCAATTTTTAATCTAATTGCATCAAGTTCCTTTTGAGAATCTAATACCTTTTGCATTGCAGTTGCTTCTTGTTGATTTAGTGCAACTAAATCAGCTGCTGCATCTTCATTTAAACCAAAGTAATTTTGAAATGACTTAACCATTTTATTTAAAATTCTTTTTGTTATTTATCGGAAATATAGTCCGAAAAACTTTTTACGTGAGTTGTACCAGATCCTGGATTTGATCCAAGTTCCTGTCTACCACCTTTATATGTACCCCATTGAGCGGGTATTCTAGTAGTTCCGCCAACTCTTTGTGGAGCTCTATCTGGTGGATTTACATCCATATCTGGGTTACTTACAGTGCGACTTCTGAATAACTCTGGGGTTAGCAGGTCCTCTTCAAGTTTTCCGCCTAATATCATCCAAACCTTTTTAGGATCCTTTCCTTCAGGGATCCCCTGTGAAAATCTATCAAAATCTTTGGCTAACCAAAACTCTCTCATAAGAGTTCCAGATACACCATCTTCGTCACCATCTGACCCAGAGTTTCCTCCAAATTCAGGTCGTTCAGTTTCAATTCTCTTAATTTTAGAAATTGATCCTTGCCACTTTTCCATAGCTGCCCATCTTGGCATATCTTTATCGGTTGCATAAAGATTAACTATTGTATTTGGCGCATATTGTGTTTTACCAAGAGCTTCGACAAATTCATATCCACTTCTAACTGGGGTAACCTCTGATAGGTGTAATTTAACGTTATCGAAATCTTCAAGATAATATTCTAATACAGATTCTGCAGCCTTTCCAGTAATTCCAGCCATTTCTGTCTTGGAAATAAACACATGCACTTCGTCATTTTCTTCTGCAATTTTTGCAATTGCCTCATAGTGACCTGCGTGAGGTGGTTTAAATTTACCACTAAATATACCTACAGTTTTAATATCTAATTTTGGAACTTGAGTACGACCAATTTTTCTAGTCTTCATTGTAATTTGTTCAAACTCATCTTCTAAACTTTTTGCAAGCTGTAGGTTCTTACGATCATCATCATAAAAAGTAAAATGAGTAAAGCCCTTTGCCATTAGTTTGCGAAAGGCTTCTTTTTTCTTTTCTGCAATAGTTCCATCAAATCCAAATTCTGGATCGCTAACTGCATATATTAGGTTAGGGTGAATATCGATACCGTGGGATAACAAAAATTCTCTGACTAATTTCTTATTATCTCTAGCTGTAATAATGCCGACAGCGGTCCCAGATTCATAGGCAGAACGC